GAGCAGGTCAGCCCTAAGATAAACGCTAAGCTTAGCGAGATCAGTTTCGTTCGTGTTGATCCCTTGCTTGAGACATGTGCCAAGATAATCTTCCTTCTGTTCTGCTAAGCCTCTACGCTCTGCGCAAGCAGCCAAGCTCAGGGGTTGCTTTTGACCACGCTGCAGTAGGTACTCTGCTAACATGGTATCATATATGTCACCGTCATACGTATAGCCTGACTCCCACAGCCACATAAGATCGTGCTGTGCGTTGTGCATTATCAAAAGAGTAGTCATATCAAGTACAGACTGTATTAGCTTACGCCCAGCGCCTGTCGTGTCCTTAGCTTCGTTATGATCTAAGTTAACAATGTGCATCTCTTCTGTGTTATCGGCATTTACCATGCCTACCTGTGTGAGCGTATTAGTTGGCTCGAAGGGATCACCAAAGGTTTTACCCTCTCTCCATGTTACACTATTCTCTACGTCTAAAACTAATCGCATGTGTTCCTGCCTTTCTTATGCCGTATAGAGTGAACGGCCCCCATCTAGTTCGCAATGGACTACTCCGTGCCAGCCACCTTTAAGTTTATTCTTTGCAATGTTCAAGTGGCGCTGGGTGTCTTCCTCGTCAGCACCTTCTACGATTGGGTTCTTAGAGATAAGCACCATCAAGTCTGCCTCTGCTGCCTTGCCTGTCTTAGACCCTTCCATCATAGACTGATCTACAAATACCTTACCTTCCGCTACAGCAGATAGCTGTGACATCCAGATCACACAGCACTTGTATTGCTTTGCTATGTTACGTGCATAGATCGCAGCATCCTTGAGGTAGATGTCAGACTTATCGCTGTTCTTTGTAGCGAACTTGTCACCCATGTCTAACACTACGATGTCAGGCTTCTCTTGCTTAACTACGGACTCCACCCAAGACATGTCTTTGTTTGTGCTATCTTTGATGCGGATGTTATTCTTCACTGGATCGTAGCGCTTACGTGCTAGTGCTATGTTACTCTTCACTTCATCCAAGGTCATATTAGTAGCAGCCGATAGGTAACGTGCACCTACACGCTCATAGCTTTCCTCGTTACAAAGCACAATACACTTAGCGCCCTGTGATGCCCAACCATCAGGTCCAGCTATGAGAGAGGCATGGAAAGAAGTTTTACCAGTGTTGGGACGAGCACCAACCAACAGAAGATGACCACCGCTAACGCCTTCCACCTTCCGACGGAGACTTGGAATGTTAAACTTCCACTGCGTTTGCAGATCGTTGGCATCAAGTAGCGTGTCAATGCTAATGTCATCCCAGTCAACACGAAGGTTAGGAGTAAAGTCATCTTTGTAGTCCTCTAATAAACGACGTAGGGGTTCAAGGCTTGTCTTAGTGCCATTCACAAAGTCAAAACCTATGGTTGCCACTTGATCCCCAACATACTGCTGGAACATCTTACCAAGTACATCCTCTGCAATCTCTTTCTTGATCGCTTGTGTTTGCTCGATCTTACGGAACAGATCAGCGTAGGCTGTCTTGGTTGCCGTGGTCATGCTCTGGTTTTGCGCATAGAACAAGGCTTCTAGGTCAGGTACTGACATGTCACCTTCATAGTTTTCCATAGCTGTGTCCAGCGTCTGCTTGATCTTACGCATGTCCTTCGTAAAGATTTTATCTGGGCAGCGTATACCTTTGTGCTGTTCGTAAAAGTCACGATCCAGCAGTGTTTTGATTAAACTAATTTCCATCTGTGTTTCCTAACAGTATTCTAAATAGACATTCTAGTGCAGCAACAGGCCACATAAGTGCAAATCTCCAAGCCGCACCAGGATCGTTCTCTGGGTCAGTAGGCTCTGCAATGTATAGCAGTAAGGGTATAGCCATGAGATACATAAACAGTATTCCGTAAAAGAAGTTAGTCATTGGCAACAATCTCTATCTTGTGAAACCCTTCTGTCGTGTGCAGAGATACAGCAATGTCTAGTAACTGCTGGTATTGCATGACTACCATCTCATACTTATTCAAGTCCCTATCCCATTGACGGATGTACACAACTTCTTCGTCTAGAATAACTTCTACATCCTCATGCGTACCTGTCTCATCAAGACTGCGTACTACGGTTGCGTCGTGCTCAAATTCAACGGTGAACATTGTTTGCCTTTGCCCTTTCCATTGCGCGTTTACGCTCTTCCTCTGTGAAGGGTAGGATAGCCTTAGTCTTATAGTCTACCACTACACCTGTGTTCCATCGTGCAGCCTCTTCCTCTGCATCTCTTTTGTTGTGGAATATCTTAGGCGCTGGGTGGTTGTAGAACATGTTTGCGTTAGCAGGTACATACATCCAATCACCATCAACGTCTATCATCACTGCGTACTGTTTCATATTGCCGTTCTCCATCATATTAGCTCTATCTATAAACCACTCTTGGGGTAGTGGCTTGCGTCCCTCTGGTAGTTTAGCCATTCCGCAGCTCCTTCCATGACACAGGGAACAACTGTTCCATCTCTTCATCAATCGCATCAGCTACAAAGCTTGTCTCTGCTTGTGTGTCATCAGCACAGCGTAGGTTGCACATGTCAGCAAATGCATCAAGCGATCCAGACCAGTACCACTCAGTCATCATGCTCTGGGGCAATACCATACGTGCTTGCTCTGGTGCAACACCCTCATCAAGAAGCTGTTTGTAAATTTGTAATGCATTTCCATTAAAGTAATGCACATTAGCATTGCTCCTTACTTTTCCAGAACTGCCTTGCTTTTTATCGGCACTACGTCCTCGCCATTCGTCAGGCTGATAGAACTCTGGTTCATCATCCACATACCTACGGCTAATCTCATTCCAACGTAGGAACTTATGCTTCACTAGCTGCCGTGCTACAAAGACTGGAGCGCATACATGGAAAGAAGCAAAGCAATGCCCAAAAGGAGAAGTATGCCTATTCCTTGCAAGGTAACGAATAAGTTTACTATCTTTCTCAACATCAAAGCTATCCTTTTTCTTACCGAATGATACACGTGCTGCGTTCACTACAGATAAGTCACTACCCATGCTGTCGTTTAGTGTTACTAGTATGTTGCTCATTTTGCGTTTCTCCATCCTTTATGCTTAGTTCGCTTAGCCATATTCTGGCTTGCTGATACCCACTGTAGATTTTCTAAACTATAGTCGTATTTATCTTCGTTTATGTGGTCTATGTTTTTCTTAACTGAAGTATCATCATTCGGTAGAAAGCAGTAAGCAAGTATTCTGTGTAGGGTCCAGATAACAGTTCCTTTGAGATTAGAGCGATACCTAGGATTAGTTACATACTTAGAAGGCAGATTCACAGCGGGATATTCTCGGCTTGTCATTACAGCAATTTGTGTATTTCTACTGACGTTCCATAAAGCAGGATAAATAGGGTCTGGATACTTATCCACAAGAGGATGATGAAAGCCTGTTTTATATACTAAGATTTCTCCCTCTGGTATTCCTTTTAGGTATTCTATACCCAGAGCAATCCCTTCCTCATGTCGACTGGTAGGTTCAAAATCAAATTCTATCTTAGAGATATCTACAAAGTCTACGTCTAGGATAGGCTGATCATTACGCAAAAACAGATCAGGTTGTATCATATTACTTCCTTCAAGTTTTCGATATCTACATCCAAGCGGTACTTGATATCGTCTTCTAGTTTAAATGCAATCGACTTGATTCCTGTCCAAGATTCAATCACACGCTTATACTCCAACGTCTTTGACATAGCGTCGGGGTCTAATGCAACAATTATTTTGTCATACTCCGATATTTTCTCCATGTGTGCAGCAGTCAGTTGAGTCCCTAGGATAGCCATAGCTGTGATGTTAGGGAACTCCTGCCACGCTACTATGGACGAGATCACGTCTTCTACTACTAGCAGCGTACGTCCTTCACCAACGGTAAAGTAATCAGCTAAACCTGTGTAGCGATACCATTTAGGATATGTGTTAGGGCCAACAGCTCTACCGATAGCGTCAATGATGCGTCCGTCCTTCTTGATGGGAAACACTACACGCTCTGCTTTAACGTCATACATAACGTCGCGCTGGGATATGCCCCACCGTCGCATGAAGCGATGTAGACGTGAGAATTGATCCTGTCCGTCAGGGTACACTACATACTCTGGTATCTCCATTGTCGGAGGCTCTGCTTTGATCTCAGGCTCAGGGTTCATGTGTCTGCGTATCTCTGCAGCAGTCATGTCTGTATCGAACTTACCACCC